CATTGCCTCGGCTGGTGCAAAGTGCGGAAAAGCCCTTGTTGTCCCTACGACCTTTCCGCTTCTTGTGACTTTCGTGTGTCCGTGTTCAAGCAAGTGCGCGATTCGGTACTGCGTGGAATAGATCGTAACTGTCGTACTAACGCGTCCGCTTTCTGTGGTCTTTGACTTTATGCTTTTGGCATACTTGCCGCGACCGATCCGGCTTGCGTAGGCTTGCGCGGTTTCCGCCGCCATTTTGCCTGTGGCTTCGACTGCGCCTTTCATATCCGTTACGACTGTTTCCGCATAGTCCGTCAGAATGTCATTGATCGCTTCACCAAGATTATCAGGATTGACTTTCCTGTTCATCAGCCTCTACCTCCGCACCCACATAAACGCCGCCTTTTGCCTCACAGTACAGTTCCAGATTCTCGTTCTTTGCCATATACGTTCTATAAACGCCGTAGCGCTGTCCGTGGAACTCGACAATCTGCTGACCGCGGTACTCGTTGCGGTTCATAATGAAAATGAAGGCTGGGTGGTCTATTCCGTTCCGTCCGGCATTAAACCATTCTGTCTGCGAAATAGACCGCACGTCACAAAAGACTTCCGTCCTTGTTTCCTGATCCACCCAACTATAATCGTTTGTCTGAACGGAGTTCTTACTGATAAGGGTGATCACGTCGCTTCTGTCCATTATGATTCCTCCCAGTCCGTGTAGCCGCTGGTCATCATCAGCGTGGCTTTCTGCTCGTCATAGTCCTCTTTATAGCGGTCTGCATTTTCAGGATCGCCAAAGAAGGCGCGGACGTAGGTCATAATTGCACGCTTGACCAACGGGTCGACAGTTGTGCCATTTAACTGTGAAGGCTGGACTGCGTTCCGCTTCAGGAGATCATCAGCGGCGCTTTCGATAAGGTCGCCGATCTCGTCATTGAATGCGTCCGTGTGAAGGCGTAACCGCAGTTTCGCGTCATATATTAAGCTTGTCTTTAGTGTTGCGTTCATAGGTTCTCCCTATTTCTTTTTTGTTGCTGTTTTCTTGACGGGTTTCTTTTCCTCTTCTTCTTCCTTTTCCTTCAAGCGCTTTACAAGCCCCCGTTTCTCGGCATATGCCAAGGACGGGTCGTCTGCGATCTCGCTTCCGGCAAGGTAGAGCATATGATTGCCCCCGTCATAAAAAGTTTCAAGCACTTTTAACATTCTTCAGCCTCCTTATGCACGCTGGAATAAGATTCATAGAATTTTCGGTTAATGACTGTGTAACCGACGTGACCAAGTTCAATGTCAGGGTCGCACCAAATGTCATACCCACACTGACGCGCACGCCAGCAGAATGACAAGTCTTCGCCCATATTGCCGACTGGCGTGAACATTGTTTCATATTTGCACTGCACGGCGAACAGAACGTCCGTCTTGATCAGGACTGCGCCGAAGCCACAGCCGCCGACCTTGAACAACTCTTTTGGTATTTCCTTGAAGTCCGTCCAAGTGCAGTTGCAGTCTTCGTCAATGTCCAGCTTATCGAAAAGGACTGGACTGAATGGCGGCGTTCGTCTGAAATACAAACCACTCAAGAAGTCCAGCCCCTTTTCTTCCATTTCGTTCTTCATATCGACCAAAATGTCCTGATAGAAGACCATATCTGAATCAAGCCAAAACACATAGTCGGTTTCCAACTGCATAGCCTGAAGTGCTAAATTATTCCTCGACGTATAGATCAATGACCCCATTTGAAACGCACAAGCGACGTTGTCGTTGTCCGGCTTGCGTATCATTGCAAGCGACTGCGCGAATGGCGCTGGAACTTGATCCATACACGGGATCGCTATAAGAATCTTACTCATTTTGCGTGCCTCCTTTTCGCAAAGTGATTATTTTACGATCTTGCAGAATGCCTGTGGTGCTACAACGCCCAGAGCGACTGGCTCACGTCCAAGAATCTCGACCAAATCCTGTTTCTTCAGGGACAGATCGTCAAACTTGAACTGAATGCTGTCGCCGTTCGGGAAGTTAGCCAGTGCGCCGTGATCAAGGTCGCCGACGATTGCGTATGTCACGCCAGTCGTTGCGGCACTGAATGCGGTAATGCTGTTATTGAACAGAACTGGCAGTCCTTCAAATGGGTCTGCGGCAAAGTTTGCGGCATACTGTGCGGCTTTAAAGTTCGCATAGGTCTGCTTATTCATCATAATGACAGGGTTAGCGGCTTCGTCGCTTAACTGTGCCAGTGCAGAAGCAATCAGACCAAGGCTGACTGTCGTGCTGGTGATCTTTGCAACAGACGGGCAAGTGGTAGTGGAAACTGTTCCGCAAGCCTCGATCTTCACGATCATTTCGTCAGCGATCTTCTTTGCGATACGATAGGTCAGTTCGTCGTAAATGTAGCGGAGGAAGTCCTCTGCACGCATATCCAGAATCTCGTCACTTAACTGGACGGCTTTCTTGATCGTCTGCGGAACAAGTTCCACAACACCAAGAACAAGGTTCTCTGGGTTAATTGCGTCGCCGCCTTCAGTGTGGATCACTGCGCCGTCTGCGGAAATCTCAAAACCGACTTTCAGGTTGCCCTTCAGGTATGCCTTACGAATGCGGCTGGTGATTCCTTCACGTTCCCACGCGGTCTTTACAACGTCATAAACGAACTCCGGCACAGGAACTGTCCCGTTTGTAGCGTTTTCAGAAAGAAGTGCGCGGCACTCTGCGTCTTTTTCAGTCTTTACATAGTTGGCATATGCCTCAATGTATTCTTTAGAGTTTCTGATCTCTTCCATTGTTGGTACTTTCCTTTCTTCCGTTGGAATTTTTTCTTTTGTTTCGCCCTGACCAGTCGCTACTGCGTTCCTGATCTCGACTTTTTTAGCCTCTTCTGCTTTGCGGCTTTCCAGTTCTTCCTTGATTGCGCGTGCTTCTTCTTTCAGCGCGTCAAGGTCTGCGTCTGGCGCTTCGATCTCGTTAGCGATCTCTGCTTTCCGTGCCTCAAGCAGTTCGACTTCCATTTCTTTCAGATTGTCCATTATTAGTCCTCCAGATAAAATTTGATGATTTCTTTTTTACGTTCGATCTCTGCTTTTGCGGCCTTTGCACTCTCCAGTGATTCCTTCGCGCCGTCCAGCGCGTCAGAAAGACCCCTTGCTGTGATCGAAGTTGCTTCGTAGGCTGGAAATGTGACTGCGCTCACCTCAAAGACCTTGCCAATGGAGTTGATGTGTCTTATTGGGTGGTCACTTTCCAGATCGTCCCACGCGTCAGCGTCCACGGAGAACATAAACGACATTCCCGTTATGTCGCCCCGTTCCACCGCGGAATACAAAGCTTTGCTTTCAGAATTATTCTCCGTGTCAAGGTCGACGCGGATAGCCATTCCGTTATCATTCACGGACATTTGCATTGTGCTGTTTTCGTTGTTGTTACGGGAACGCGCAAGCGGAATCATATCCGTGTTATGATTGATTAAAAAGCGAACGTCGCGCAAGTCGGTCTTATCCAGTGCGCCGCGTTCAATGATCTCGTCGTGCCAGCCAAGGTCTGTCTTGGAATCAAAGACAATCGGCTGACCAGATAAAAAATGCCCGTGTTCGTCATTCTGCTCGGCACGGACTTCAAAACAAAACGCTCTGATTTCTTTCTTACTCATTATTTTCACCTTCCCCGTCGTTTTCACCGACGTTGTAATATTCGCCGCGGATCGGTAACTGTGAGCCATATGGTTCAGGTAATGGCGACAAGTTCCAGATTTCGCGGATTTCGTTTCGTGTCATCAAGCCGCGGTCAGCCATTTGCGCTGATACGTTCAGCTTGTCTTGGTTGCTTAAATATTGTAGTCGGTTCGCCGTTGCGATCACGCGGTTGCCCTGTGACTGTTCGCGCAGTGTATAAAGCATTTTGGTCATTACTTCGCTGAACTGGATCGCCCACGGCTCAACACGTCCTTCGTAGTATGCCGACCACGCGTCGCTGGTGAACTTGTTCTGCAATATGTCTTCATTCACGCCAAAGTATTCGAAGACGTTCTCCTTGATCAGTTTCATTTGATCCGCGTCAACCACCCACGGCTTGACGTCGACTTGATGAATGTCCTGATAATTGTTTGGAAAGAGCAGAATGCCGCCAGCCTTTGCTTCCTTGCTGAAGTTTTCAGCATTGAACCTTTGGCGCTCTAACGCAATATCGCTACCCTTGCTGAAATTGTTAATACGTCCCCAAAAGCGGTACGTTGCCGCCGACTTCACACCTTCTTCAATGCCTTGGTTCTGAATGTTGATAAGTTCCATTGTCGGCGTAAGCGCGGCGTTATTTTCACCTAATAGGTCGCTTCTGTACTGGTGTTGCACCATAATGCCGCAATATTCCAATTCGACAGCCGCGTGCTTGCCGTCTGCGAACTCATAACGCAGATAAGGCGTGTCGCCGTACTGTACGACCTCGCACCTATGCGGAAGCGGCGTATAAATGCCGCTTGGTTCTCCGTACTGGTCATATATCGGCGTAATGAAAAGCGTGTTGTGAACGTCCAGCAGAGTTGACGCACGCCGTAAGAACTGCGACCACGTCTGGAACTGGTTCGGCGCGTGTTGCATTTTTGCGTGGAGCGCCGGACGTGCCGCACCTAACATTTCCACCTTCAGCTTGCTGACGTGTACGGCGTTTGCGTTGATCGCCGACCTGATCAGTTCGCTTTCATACAGACCTCCAGAGAATGACGTGAAGCGTGGCGTGTAGCCGTTCAACATTTTAAAGTCGCCCCGTAATAAGGCGACGTTCGGTTCTTTTGGTCTGTTCTTGAATATAATGTCAAATAATCCCATAGTTTAAAAACCTCTATTTACTGAACTTCGTCCCAGCCGTAGACCGACGGCTCGTATACGTTGTAATCAATCGTGGAAACCCAGTGCTTTTCTAAATGGCTGACCTTGTCGCCGATTCTGTAAGCGTCCTGTGCGCCTGTTGGTTGTTTCCATTCTGGGAACTCGTCAATGCTGACTTCCGTCCATAAAGCCGGAGTAATGTCCGGCGTCCACTGTGCTTGGCTTGTATGTGTTTGTACGCATTTATAAAGCACATCCTCATAGCGGATTCTGTCGCCGACTTCGTAAGCCGTGTCAGTCTTCCAAAGCGGAAACAGTTCAATTCCCTGAAGTGCAGACTCGTCGTCAAGAGATACGGCGGCTTTCACGATCAGTTCACGAAGTTTTATTGCGTGTTCTCTTGTCATTCCGCACCCCCTAAAATGATTTCAAGCGCGGTTGTATCGTCAACCTCTTGTGATTCTCCTTCAACAATATCCCAAGTGCCGTCAAGGTTCAGTTTTGCCACATATCCGTCCTCGCATATAGGACAATGTTTAAACGAATCACGAAGTGCGATATATTGTTCTTCGCTG